GCCGTCTTTTGACGCAACCTGTTCTCCAAAGACCGTTGGAGGTCGGCACTCTTCGATGAGGTGGAACCAGTGAGGCCAGAGGTGCCGCTCGTCAGTAAACGTTTTTTTGCTACCTGCATTGCTGAAAGGTTGGCACGGGCAAGATCCTGTCCAGACGGGTCGGGTGTCGGGAAACCCTGCCCCTCGCAAGGCATGACTCCAGACCCCGATTCCTGCGAAGAAGTGACATTGAGTAAACTCATAAAGCTCATTTGGTCGGACATCCGATATACTCCTTTCATCCACTACACCATCGGCAATAAGCCCCGCAGAAATTAATCTGCGGAGCCATTCTGCGGCGTAGGGATCTATCTCATTGTAATATGCCGTCATGATGCTAATCGGTCTTCAAGAATTTCAATCTCCGAAAAGAAACTCTTCAGTTTTTTAGCGGCCTGTAGACGCTTCGCATTATTCATGCGTTCCTCAAAAGTAAACAGGCCGCTCTCCGAGGCAGGTTTTATCGTCAAAGCTTCAAGGTGCTCGATCATATGATCAAACGATACCTGCAAAACATTGAGTTCCATGTCACCAATAGTAACAAATACAAAATCTAAACCTAAGTCTAATGCAGTCTCTGAAGTCTTTGCAGATGACCAAGTCAAAGTCATTTCATCTTTCATTTGTAATAAATCTTTCTATCTGTTTCATTTTCATATGCCTCCAAGTACATCTCAATCTCGCGCTTGGACATATCTCGCTCAGTAACTAATTGATTGTGATCCCCATCCAACCATATGTGCGGTTGATAAGGACGACCATAATATCGATCCGCAGATCCGCGATCAGCGGCTCTGTCCTCTCGATCCATCATCCATGATTTCACTCTACCCATCTTTTACTCCTTAAATGGTGGCTACCATAACTGCCCCGAAGGACAGTTTCGACCATGCCAAAAGTCTCGTCAGATGGCTTCATCAATTTCAAAATAATTTTCATCACCATAAACAAAATCAGTAATGCGCCCTGTCTCGTCCATGTCATCGCTAGGCGACCACTCTTTCAAAACACCATCCGCCCATTGACCAACAAAACATCCACCCTCATCAAAAAATTTGGCCTCAAGACATAAACCCATGTCCATAAGTTTCTTCCAAATCGCATAAGGTGGACTCCAAGCAGTCCAACACGCAAACGAAAACCATGCCTCTTTATCATCAGAAAAACGCAAATCTAAATCTGCCTTCATCCCCTCGCCCCAACTGGTTTCAATGTCGAATGGGTTGTCATCCCCACCAGCAAAAGAAACAACCTCCCATTTGGTGTCCCAATTCTTCAAACGCCAGTCGTACCAAGAATTGCGCTTACCATATCCATAAATACAATCAACATCGGGTGCCCCCCATATTTCCAAAGGTGTCGGAATAATCGCATCTAAAAATCGACCTTCATTACAAAGATGATTATGTAACGCCGCTATAATTTCTTTGTCGCCCGACACACGAACACGTTGATAACAATGATTAGGCATTTTCACATTCCTTCCACTCTTTAACTGCTTCTTCAAAAGGTAACCCATTCAAAATAACTGAATTTGGGTAATGCTTGTTAATGTTGGCAACCGATGCCTTAAAAGCAAACTCATAAAGATAATAACCCTTTCGACCATCGGCCTTCATCTTCACTATGTGCTTACGCTTCATCGCTTTTCGGATGTCCTGTTTAATCAAATACTCACGTACTTCTTCATGGCACCAACTCTCAAAACTTTGAGGCAAACTGTCATGAATCATAACACCATCCGTACCCTCATAACTAAAAGGTGAGGGAGGCAAAGATTTAAAATATTCTTCAATAGATTTCATTACCGCACGGTAATCACCCTTGAACTTAGGATGATCATAGTCACGGTCACAACCACCATGACCATCATTGCTCACAACAGCAACAGGCTTGCCGTCTAAGTATACATTCGCCTGATAGCAAAAAGTCTCCTCACTTGCCCATTCAAAATGTTTTATTGCTTTCATTGTAAGATTCATCGTTACTTCACTCCTTTGCTAATAATAAAGACGTTTACAACGTATACACAGAATAGTTGAAACTACGACCCAATGCAAGCTGTTTACAGCGTTTACGCTATAAGAACATTTTCTCATTTTTTTATTTTTTTTTTTTTTTTTTTTTTTAGGCGTAAACACCGTAAACAGCGTAAACACCTAAATCAAAATTGTTTTAAAACAGTACTTTATAAGCTGCCCTCTGTTTACAAAGTGTTTACGGTGTTTACGCGGCGTGGGGAAAAAGGACTATAGGAGATATGCACCCAATGCATAAGCCCCCCGGAATTTGCATAACGCTCGATTTCCTTGTACTTGATACTGTTTGGAGTATATTGAGTGAAAAACATGTTGAGGTGTTGCAAATGGTGTCAGCCAAAAAGATTGAAAAGACGCACAACCGTGTTTTGACAACGAGGCAGAAAACTTTCGCTAAATTCATTACAGAGGGTGTTCACTCAAATGCGGAATGTGCCCGAAAGGCTGGGTACGTTCCTAATCTTGCAAGTAAACAGGCCGCTGTTTTGTTGAACGGTATCGATTATCCTCATGTCTTAGAATATGTGCAAGAACTTAGAGAAGAAAAAGAACGCAGATATGGCGTTACTTTAATGGGGCAAATGGAACGTTTTCACAAGTTGTCTCTTGGTGCAGAGGAAGCAGGTCAGTTTTCGGCGGCGGTAAACGCAGAAAAGATACGCTCTGCATTAGGTGGTTTGACAATCGATAGGCGTGAAAATATTAACACCTTAGACCAACTATCAAGAGATGAAATCGTTGCAAGGCTGTCGGACCTGCAAAAACGGTATCCGCAAGCGTTTGCGATTGAAGGCGAGTATAAGGTGGTGAACAATGAGCAGAGGTCCAGAGGCCAACTTTTGGAATCAGATCAAGAAAAATCTGCCGAAACGTAGTTTTGCTACACGCATAGAAAACAAACATGGTGGTGGTATTCCAGATGCACATATCATTTGGGATGGGAGAAGCCTCTGGTTTGAATTGAAAGTAGCCAAAGGTATGGCAGTAAATCTTTCTCCCCACCAAATTGCGTGGAATATGGCATATTTTGTGGCAGGTGGGAATTGCTTCTACTTAGTAAAGAGCCCCTCTTTACGAAAGATACTTTTGTTCGATGGGTCGCAAGGCCCTGCTTTATCGAAGCTTGGACTGTCGGGTTGTCGGGTCGGGGAGTCGGGGAGTCGGGTCGGGTCGGGGTCTGGTCCCTTGGGTCGATGTTTCGATCAACCTAAAGATTTATATCAATATTTAGATATATATTTCAATAAAAAAAGGGACCTGCTGGTCCCTTAGCTCTAATGTTCCACTATTGCAATTGATTTCGCCTTAGTGGATCCGCGACATAATTTACACGCGGAACATTGAACCCTACGCCCCATTTCTTTTGATGCAGGGCATAAGATTTCGTTGTTTTTGTCTAATTCGTCAACCGATTGAATAACGCGAAAGGTCCGCCTTCCCTTGTCCCAATGGGTCGCCGCTTGTAAATAGGTATCAGCGCTTTGCATTGCTATTTTTGGATCCCAGCCGCTTTGATGCGTGTAGGCCGTGTACCCTTCGGATTCATGAAGTAATTGCTTCCAGACAAAACTAGGCACGGCGGCGGGGTCACCATAGGTGCCAATTCTAACTAGTCTGTCCATCCCTAATAATATTCTATCGGGTTGGGTGTTTGCCCGGGGATAAACGCCGCGCTTGTAAGAACGCCAAGTAATCAAAACGCCTTGTCCTAAGTTAACATAACATCGGCGATTTTTTGCGATTTTGCGTTTGGGGTCCGCTGTAGGCGTACCGCGCATTGTGCAATTGCCGCAAATTGAAACATCGAGTCCGCGCTTGCTGGCGTCCCTAGGGTCGATATCGCGACATAAGATATAAGTTTGTAGGAATGTTCCGGTTTTAGTGTTGCGGCTGCTATAGGTGGCAATTACTACGATTGGTTCGCCGTCTAACAAGCTAGGTCCATCGTATATAATACCGCTGTTTAATTGTTTATTTATCATTGTTTCACTCACTAACTAACTAACAACAAGAAAACAATATAACAATTTCAACTAACTTGCAAGTGAATGGTCGGGTCGGGTCGGGTCGGCTTGGACAAAAAAATTGCCCCACGCGGGGCAATAATTATCTTTATATTAATAATAAAATGCAGAGTTAAGGCGCGCCGTTTGGCGCGCCAATGGTTTAGTGGACCATGGTTA